TCGGTAATATCTTCAACTTCACCCTCTGCCATGACAATAGCCATGTATAGATGTTGATTTGTGCGGTCTTTAGATGTATCTATAAATACTCGAACACCACCTACTCTACGCTCACCGTATACGACTGGAATAGCCTTAATGTTAGACTCAATATTAGCCTCAACACCTCTAGTGGCATCATCCATCTTCTCCTGCATTTTTTTTGCTTGCTGATAAGATGCTACGCCAGATACGACTGCTACTGCTATCGCTACTATAGTAAATGGATCTATCATTCTCTACCCCACTTTAAGGTTGTAATTGTTGAGGATGCGTAATCGAACCCCTTGTCATTAGGGTAGTAGAAGTTCTGAGAATTACTGTTAGTTCTTCTGTTTTGTATTTTATCAAAGTCAGACCAGTGACTTGCAATCTCTACAGTGATTTCACTAGACGAGTCGCTATCACTTGCTTCAAATCCTACTATACGACCATCAAAGAAGTTGATTGGCTCACCTATGATTGCGTTGTTATCATCTAAAACCGCTTTCTGGATAAGTACCTGCTTATTTATATAATCAGAGGTTAAGAATAGCGACATAAAAGACTGCTCAACTGATGAGACTGTGATGCTCATCGAGTTTACTTTAACACCTGCTGTCTCTTGTGCGTCATCTACTGCTATCAGATGCGAGCTAGGCGTGAAGGTTTTAGAGTCATAGGAAATATTAACACCGTAATCGGTATTATAGATAGGCGTGGGAAAATTGTAGGTTATTAGTGTGGCTAACCTAAATTGGTCTGAATTTAGTGCTGTTTTTGTGGCACTGTTTAGTCTTGGCATTACACAACCTCAATTAAGTCTACCTCGTAATTATACAACGAATCGACCCCGATTGGGTACTCTTGTACATCATTCGCTAAACGAACAGTTAAGGTCATGTTATTTGTGGCGTGATTTGGATCGGGAACAGTGATACTAAACGTACCTGCACGACCATTCTGACTATCAATAAACGAGTAGACAGGTTGAAACTCTGCTCTGGTCATGGGTGGGAATGTGATAGTTAGTTCTCTGCGACTGGCGTTAAGAGACCGCACCTGAGTGCGACCATTCATACTCTCGGACATTACATCGTAGTGTTTCTTGTTAATGGTAACTTCTTGGAAACCTACACTTGTTGGGAATACACCTGCCATTACATAATTCTCCGACCTACGTTATTCACTGCTTTCTGCACCATACCTACGATTTGACCTCTGCGTGATTGCAGTAATTGGTCGAACCCTTGGGTATCTACAGCATTAATAGTGAATGATACGTTAACTGTACTGCCAGTGCTACCGCCTTTCTCTAAATCAGTGATTTTCTCGTTAGGGTGAACCATAGCCATGCGACCACCCTTACCATCCATACCACCTGAGCGAACACCTGAGAATGTAACACCACCGCCTTCAAATGATGCGACAGTTTGCCCTGCAATCGCCCCTGCTGTGGCGAAACCCATAGCGATAGAGGCATTACCCATCACTTCACCTTTAGCAAGCATAGCTGTTGCAGCTGCACCAGTTGGGTCTGGCATCATAGCAGCGATATTTGCGTGTGCTAATCTTATTGCTGATGCAGTCTGATAACCTTTGATGATTGCATCTGCCGCTGCCATGCCTTGTTGGATAGCGTAGAATGCTTTACCTAGTGAAGTTGTTTGATCGAACATTGAGGCTAACTGGCTAAACTGACCCATTAATGTAGACTGGGTACTAGCAGCCAAACTTTCCTCGATAGCCATCATTGAACTAGCATATTCTTCCTGACTCATATTGGAAGTCATGTGATAGTCATTGAGTATTTTAAGTTTGCGATTTGTGCTTTCTGCTAATGCGTTTTCTTCCATAGCAAAAGCATCCATCATCGCATCGTACTCTGACTTAGCGTTGTCTCTTATGGCTGATAGATTGCTTGTTGGGTCTAAACCATCTTTACTCTTAGGTTTCTTTTTATCTTCCTCATTGAGAAGTTTCTTAGCCTGTAAGGTATTAAGCAATTCAATGACATACTCTCGCTCACCTTTAGCAAGATCCATCGTCAATGCTTTATTGATGATCAATGCCTCTTGGCTAAGACCGTAGGTATCAACCTGCTCCTGTAAAGTAGCAATGAATTTCTCTTTCTTCTTGGCTGCTTCGTCTTCTTCTTTAGCGTTTTTCTTTATTTGTTTGAGTTCTTCTCTTTGCGCTTCAATGGCATCATACTTAGCCATAGCATTTTTTAACTCTTGACCCTCAAGACCCTTAGCTGTTAAGGCTACTTGCATATTCGCTCGTGCTAGGGAATGCTTACCGTCTATCTGTAATTGAAGTGCCTTAGACTCTTGATCCATCTTAGTTAGGATCTGTTCTATGCTCTCTTTTCTTTTATTCTCCGCTGTAGCAGAGTCGGTAGCTGCATCAATAGAATTCTGCATCTCTACATTGCGATTATGCAATGCTATAGCGTTATTAATATCTGCTTGAGAGCCACCATTCTTAGCCACTGTATATGCAATTTCTGCTTGGGCAGCAGTTTTCTTTAAAGTGGTTTGATGAATTAGTAATGCGCCTTCTTTTTGCAGATTAGCTATTGTCTTCTTGTAATCGTCATTACTTTTATCTTTAATGCCATTTAACTCGTCTGACTGTTTGGTCAGTTTTTCCAACTTCTGAGTATTGGTATCTAATGCAGCTTCTTCTATAACTAAAAGTTTATTGAGATTCTCTAGTTGACTGTTTCTTGCTTTAGATACATTGAAACCCCTAGACTGCATATTCATATAGCCGTCAGTTGAGTTTCGGAGTTCATCCATCTCGACTTTCAGTTCTGCAACTCTCTCAGTTTGACTTTCCATAGCATCAGAGATTTCTGATCGCTTTATCTTATTTTGCAGACTAAGAAGTCTTGTCTGTGCAGCAGTAAGGTTATCTAACTCTGGGTTTAACTCTTTAATCTTGTCAGCTAGTGAGTCAATCTCTTTAGATGATGCCCCTAGCATTGGAATAAGAGCTCCTGCCAAAACACCAGCAACAGCAAGTAAAGCACCATATAGTGGACCATTCTTGCCCATCAATGACACTATCTGAGAGCCTTGTTGTGAAAATATCGTAGCTGCGTTTGTGCCCATCTGATATTGTATTGAAATATCTTGCAGCTGATGACCCATTTGAGGAAGTTGACCTGCGAATATCCTGTTAGACTTGGTAGACTTTTGGGATGCAGCGGTATATCTATGATTTGCAGCGGCTAACGCATCTAGCTGAGTTTGCTGTTTACGCATTGCTGATGTTGTTTTTGCGCTTGCTTTATTTGCTTCATTTAAAGCATTAACAAACCCTTTAGCGTCTCCCCCTAATTTAACATCAATATCACTGCTCATTTTTAATCCTCAGATAGTGAAACCAACCCAGATACTCAGATTGGGTCATGTCTAGAATTGTTTGAAGTGGTTGACCAAGGTGTTCCGCCAGTTGGTACATAGTGTACAGTTCGGTTTTTTCACCTTGATCATTCTTTAGTTTTTTTCGTCATCCTCGACAGAGAGTACGAAATTAGCAACTTTAGCAACCACATCTGGATCAACGTATTTCAATAGTTTTGGTTTATCACCAATATTGAATACGCTTTCACCTTTATCATCTTGGAGTCCGTAAATTAGAGAATATACCAGATAACTTGCGTTATCCCCATTGGCTCTACTAAGTAGTTTAGCCTTATCCTCTAAGCACATGTTCTTAGCATAAACTGTACACTCCCACTCAGGGACATACAGTTCACGAACAGTCTTACTCGAAAAATGAGTTAACGCTTTATCTAGTACACTCATATCACGCCACCGTTTCGTCTGTCAAAGCACCATTACCAGTTGCAGAGAAAGATGATTCAATCAAACCGTCAAATGACGCAGATTTAGATACAGAAGTGATGATACATGCGCCAGACCAGTAAGTCTTAGCAGAAGTATTACCTTCTGGGTATAGATTTAAAGTGATTTCAGCACCTTCTACCAATGTACCCTGACCATTTGCATCAGTGTCATCCCAGTAAGCGTTGAAAGATGCTGTCCATGATTTTTGAGTAGGTTTGTTAGTTACCCAAGCATCACCCATTACAGTATCAGCCACGACATCAGATGAAGTCTCTACAGACCAATCACGAATCTCTGCTACTGCATTTGAACCAGAATATACTGCTCCAGAATTACCTTTATATGTTGCCATTTTACACCTCTATCGAGTTTTCAGTTGTTAAGTATTTTACCATTAAAGTCAGAGTGCCGACACCTACAGGGACATCCCCTTCTGCGCCAAACTCTGATGAGAATCCAGTAATCATAGTGTCACTTGCAATGCCTGATAGCGTTCTATCGTTTGCTATTGCGTGTTCTATTTCTACTGAAATATCGTCTATTTTACCATCATAGTTGCTGATACCTTTAACGAATATTTCAATTTTTACTGAATAAGTGCGCTCTTGCGATCTAGGATCACCCATTGTTAAATACTGGGTATCTTCTGAGTTGGTAAATATTAATATGCCATTTTGCTTATCTAACGGGTAGACTCTATTCATGTAGACACGATCGCCTGTGTCTGTAAGTCCAGTAAGCAGCGTTTTAAGATTATTTCTTATCTTCTGTCTGATGTGCATTTACTGTTTCTCTAGGTCTACTACAGTTACACCTGTACCATCTGGCATGATGATAACTACATGATAATCAACGCCATCTATTGTGACTTGATCACCATTTTCTAAATTAGGTAAGTCAGCCGTCCTAAATGTAAGTCTAGGCTGACTCATTGCGAAAGGTACTCCACCGCCTATGTCGACCGCATCATATTCGTTATCGAATATTGCAGTTATGACTGTATCTACACCATCTTTAGTGTGCGTTACTTGCTGACCAAAATCAGAAAGTGAGATTAATACGTCATTTGCGGTAGAAAACATTACTTCTCTCGCTTAGTCTTTGCTTTTGCCTGACGAGTAGTCTTCTTAACTTGCTCTACAGGTTTTTCTTCTTTCTTAGCACTGGTCTTTTCAACACGACCAATTCTAACTAATGTATCAGCTGTCTCTTGGTCAAGTTCTACAACATCACCTGATTTAAGACGCTTTCCACTTGCTACGCAGTCACTTAATACTAAATACATATA